AAACGCAAGACCTGTTCTTCTCCTGCCCGCCATACTTTGACCTTGAGAAGTATTCCGACCTGCCAAACGATGCAAGCAACCAAAGCAGTTACGCAGAGTTCTACGAAATCATTGACACAGCCTTTGCAAACGCAATCAAGTGTTTGAAGCCGAACCGCTTTGCCGTGGTTGTGTGTGGTGATGTGCGGGACAAAAAGACGGGCGCATACTACGGTTTCCCCGATGACATAAAGCAGACCTTCAAGCGCAATGGCATGATGCTATACAACGAACTTGTATTGGTGGACAACGTTGGCACAGCCCGGTTGCGTGCGGGCAAGTATATGCAACACCGCAAGGTTGTGAAGGTACATCAAAACGTGCTTGTTTTCTACAACGGGGATGCAAAGCAGATCAAGAACGAGTTCCCGGAAATCGAGGTGGCAACAGATGACGGCGCAGATATGGAATTTTAATGAATGGATAACCGACACAGACCCGAAAAGCCTGTTTATGCGGTTTGATTCCATGCTCCACAACGCCGGGTTCCATGTGTTGCGGTGCGTGGAACATCACTTTGAACCGTTTGGTTATACGTGCCTTTTTCTGCTTGGCGAAAGCCATTTTGCAATCCATACCTTCCCCGAAGAGAACAAGACATATATTGAACTGTCAAGTTGCAACAAGGCGTATTTTGACCGCTTTGTTGCGCTGTTGCATGGGGGGCGGTGACGATTGGCAGAAAAGGCAAATATGAAGAGTGGTTGACCGAAGACGGCTTGACCCGGTTGACGGGTTGGGCAAGGGACGGGCTAACGGAGCCGCAGATATGTCAAAACATGGGGATTGGTATATCAACGCTGACAGAGTGGAAGACCAAGTTCCCGGCAATTGCGGCATCCATAAAAAAAGGGCGTGAACCCGTTGACATACAGGTTGAAAACGCCCTGTTGCGGCGGGCGTTGGGGTATGATTACGAAGAAACCATAACAGAGGTGGAAGACCTTGGCGGCGGCAGGACAAAAAAGCACGTGCGCAAGGTAACGAAGCACGTACCCGCAGACACAACGGCGCAAATCTTTTGGCTGAAGAACCGCAAGCCGAAGCAATGGCGGGAAAAGATGGAAGCGGCGGTCAATGTTGATGTGGAAGACCTTTCCCCGCTTGTGGAGTTGTTGAAAGATGAGTAAAACAGCAACAATTCCTTGGGGGCAGTTTTCCCCAAAGCATAAAGCATACATAAAAGCCGCATTGCACAACCGGATGTGCGTTGCTGAAGGGGCAATCAGAAGCGGCAAGACAATTGACCATTGCATTATTGCGGCGGCGTACCTTGAGAAAACGCCGGATAAATATCACCTTGCAAGCGGGTCAACCATTGGCAACGCAAAATTGAACATTGGTGTTTGCAACGGATTTGGTCTTGAGAACCTGTTCCGGGGGCGTTGCCGTTGGGGCAAGTACCGGGACAATGAAGCCCTGTACATACAGACACAGACCGGGGAAAAGATTGTCATTTTTGTTGGCGGCGCAAAGGCAGATGCCTACAAACGCATCCTTGGCAACAGTTACGGGCTTTGGATTGCAACAGAGATCAACGAACACTTTGACAGCACGGATAGCCGCATTTCCTTCGTCAAGGTGGCAAGCGGGCGGCAGATTGCCGCACAGCACCCGTTCACCCTTTGGGATTTGAACCCTTGCAACCCAAAGGCACGGATATATGAAGATTACATTGACAAGTACCGGGCGCAAGGGCTTGCGGGCGGGTATCTGTATCAACACTTTACAATCAAGGACAACGCAACCATAACGCCGGAACGGATTGCGGAGATCGAAAGCAGGTATGACCCGAACACAGTTTGGTACAGGCGGGACATACTTGGTGAACGTGCAGTTGCCGAAGGGTTGATATACCAATTGTTCGCAGATCAACCCGAACGCTTTGTTGTTGATGACCTGCCCCGGATGCAACGGGCAACCATTGGCGTTGACTTTGGCGGCGGCACAAGCGCACACGCCTTTTGCTGTTTGGGCAGGTACGGCAACAGCATTGCGGTGCTTGATGAGTACCGGGAAAAGGAAGCGTTGAACCCAAACAAGTTGCAAGCGGATTTTGTTGACTTTGTGCGCCGCTGTCAAATGCGTTGGCTTGTCACGGATGTTTGGTGTGACAGCGCAGAACAAACATTGATAAACGGGTTGCGCACAGCGGCGGCGCAAGCACACTTGCCCGTTAACATTGGGAACGCCCTTAAAAAGCCCATAAATGACCGAATCCGGGCGTTGTGCATCCTTATGGGTGCGGGGCGGTTCAAGATACACAGCGGGTGCAAATGGACAATTGACGCATTGAAAAGTGCCATATGGGACAGCAAACAGGTCACAGAGGATGTGCGGCTTGACAACGGCACAACCAACATTGACAGCCTTGATGCGCTTGAATATGCGTATGAGCGGGACATTCCCGTATTGATTGAGGGGTGGGGCAGATGATTTCCGCATTGTGGTTGATACCTGCTTTCTTTGCCGGGGTGTGCCTTGGTGTTTTCTTTATTGGGCTGTGTGCGGCAAGCCGAAACGGGCAAGGCGGTGACGGTGGATAATGCAATGGTTGGATAACTTGAAAAGAAGGTGGAAAAGCGGGATGCAAAAAGCGGTTGCAGGAACGGGGCTTGCAAGGGAGTACAAAAGCGTGTTTGACCTTGCGGGCGTACCGTCTTTCCAACAGTTTTACGATTTCGGAATATTCATTTGGAAATGGCTTTGGAAGGGCTTTTACAAAGCTTGGCATATTGTACCCGCCCCGACCATTGCAGACCCAAACGCACGCCGTGAAGTGTACCGAATGAACGTTGCAAAAGCCATTTGCGCCGAAATGGCTTCCCTTGTGTGGGGTGAGGAATGCACGGTAAACGTGAGCATTGACGGGCGTGAAAGTGACGATGACAACCCCGACCCGCTGAACGCCTTTGTGCAAGGCGTGCTTGTGTGCAACGCTTTCCGGGAAAAGATGCAGGAAAGCATTGAAGAAGCACTTGCGTTGGGTGGCAACGCCTTGAAGGTTTGGGCAGAGTCAAAGCACGATGAAAACGGCAATGAGATACCCGAAACCCGGAAAATCATGATCGGCTATTGCATGGCAGATCAATTTGTCCCGCTTGCGTGGGACAATGCACGTGTTACGGAAGGGGTGTTCGTGTCACGTATTGCAAAGAATGGTTACTATTACACACGCCTTGAATGGCACAGGTGGAACGGCTTGACCTATGTGATAACGAACGAACTGTTCCGTTCCGAAATGCAAAAAGGTACAACGCCGGGGGAATCGCAAGACATTCTTGGTGTGCGCTATCCCCTTGCGGAAATTTATCCGTACCTTGAGGAAGAAACGGAAGTGCCTGTTGAAGAAAGCCTTTTCAGCTATTGGCGCACACCCATTGCCAACAACCTTGATGATAATTCCCCTTTGGGCATGAGCATATACGGCAACGCCTTGGAAACGTTGCACGCATTGGACATTTGCTATGACAGCTTTGTCCGGGAGTTCCGGCTTGGTAAAAAGCGCATTATTGTTCCCGCACGTGCTGTGCGTTCCGTGGTTGACCCGCAGACGGGTGCGCTTGTGCGGTACTTTGACGCAACGGACGAAACCTATGAAGCCCTTGCAAGTGACACGCCGGATGACCTTAAAATACAGGACAACAGCGTTGAATTACGGGTGGAAGAACACGTTGCGGCAATCAATGCTTTCCTGTCAATCCTGTGCTTGCAGACAGGCTTTTCGGCGGGTACGTTTACTTTCGATCAACACACGGGCTTGAAGACCGCAACAGAGGTTGTTTCCGAAAACTCAAAGACATACAAAACAATCAAGACCGTGCAGAATCAACTCCGTCCGGCAATCGAACACCTTGTGCGCAACATTGTTGATGTTGCCATACTGTACGGCATGACGGACGAAAACGGGCAGACCGTGGAAAGCCTTGCCGCACCGGGGTACAACGTGCAAATAACGTTTGATGACGGTATCACGCAAGACAGGCAGACCAATATCAATGAAGGGGTCATGCTTGTTGGTGCGGGTATTTTGAGCAAATACACCTTCTTGACAGACCCCAAATATGGACAGGGTTTGACCCCGGAACAAGCGGAAAAGGAACTTGCACGGGTCAAGCAAGAAGGTTCGGCGGGAAACGTTGACCCGCTTGCAATCTTCGGGACGGCAGAATAGGGGGTAAACAATGCGCCCCGCATTTATTGATGCAATGTCATGGGAAATGGCAGAGGTTTACGGGGCTGTAACAGATCAAATCTTGATAAACCTTGCGCATTATTTCCCGTACTATGACGCACGCAATTTCCCCCGTTCGTCAATCACGTATCAAGCGGATATGTTGGCGCAAATGGGGCAGGTCAACAAGGAAACAATGGAAATCATCCGGCGCAACCTTGTTGGCGTTGACAAATACTTGAACGCCGCTTTGGAACAGGTCATTATTGACAGCGTGCAAGCGGTAAACCCGGAGTTGTGGAAGGCTGTCAAAAAAGGCATTTTCATGCCGCCACAAACCCCGGTTGTGTCCCCTAACCAATACCGGGCGTTCAACCTGTACTATACGCAAGCCGCAAACAAACTGAACCTTGTGAACACGGTCATGCTTGAAAGCACGCAACAGGCATACAGGGCAACGGTTGCGGATATTGCCACACGGGTACAGGCAACGCAAACCGCCCTTGACATTGGTGCGGGTGAGGTTGTCACGGGTGTTTCGTCATGGAACACGGCAACGGCGCACGCAATCAAGCGGTTGCAACAGAACGGAATCACGGGATTTATTGACCACGGGGGACACAGGTGGAGTGCGGAAGCGTATGTTGCAATGGATATCCGCACAACCATGTTCAACACGGGGCGGGCGGCTGTTTGGGAAACCAATCAGAATTTCGGAAATGACCTGTACCAAGTGAGTTACCACAACGGCGCACGCCCGCTGTGCTACCCGTGGCAAAGCAAGGTCATATCAAGCACGGACAACGCCCGTGTTGTTGCTGACCTTGACGGGTACGAAGTGCAGGTGTACGCACAGAGCGAAACAAGCTACGGCGAACCCTCCGGGTTGTTTGGTATCAATTGCAAGCACTACCCTACCCCGTTCATCCCCGGCGTTTCC